TGTAAAACTATTTGGTGATCCTAATAAAGAATATATTCTATCAATTGATCCAAGTTGGTCACAGGCAAGTAATTCTGACGATTTCGCCATGTCTGTACTAGAAAAAAATGATGATGGGTCAGTGACTTTGGTTCATAATTATGCTGTTCACGGCGGGGAGTTAAACGAACATATTAAATATCTTCTTTATCTAATTAAAGCTTTTAATATAGTTTTAATTATAGCGGACAGTGCCGATGGAAATCTAATTCAATCAGCTAATGAGTCCCAAACATTTATTGACGAGAAAATAAAATTAGGAATTATTGATTATGACGGGAGCTTAGAAGGTGAAGATTATAACAAAATGTTAAAAGAAGTAAGAAAACAATACAATTTAAGCGACAAAAGAATTTGTATTAAACATCTTTTTAATACGGGATCAATCAGAAGAATAAACGAGCAATTGCAGACATTTATTAATACGAGAAAAATTTGGTTCGCCTCTAAATTGACCGCTCACGATGGATGCTATAAAAGTGCGGTATCTAAAAAAATTCCCTATGAGTTCACCAAAAAAGACGACAATATTTGCGAACTTGTTTCTCGACAAGACGATTTAATTGTTCTGACAAAAAAAGAATGCGCCTTAATCGAAGTTTCGAGCAATCCAACGGGCGGGCAGAAATTTGATTTGCCCCCATCATTAAAAAGAAATACTTCAGCAGACCGCGCCCGCAAAGATAATTATACTTCCTTAATGCTTGGAGTAGAAGGTTTTAAAGCCTATACCGATATTATGAAACAAGAAACCGCGCCGAAATCCAAGCTATTTATCCCCCAAATGGTTGGGAATTCAACTTTTAGGTAAATTTAGAATCTCTCGTTCCATCCAAGGCTTGAAGACACTTCGGATGAACCGCCAACAGAAACTAATGCAGATGCGACACTTAAAGATTCGCCCGGATATAAATTAATAGAATAAGGAGCTAGATTGTTCTCTCTCCCATCAACCGTTGCTAGAACAGTTGTAATTAATTGATCTCCGCCCGTGACTGGAACTTGCCCAGTATTAAAAAGTATCGGACTAACTCCTGAATTTAAATATGAATAATTTGTTCCCGGATTTCCATTTTTAATTAAATATATATTAACCGATTTATTTCCATTAGATGCATAAGTAAAATACTGCATATTAACTATAATTCTACTGTCTATCCCTCCAAAAACAGTGTCATTTTTAATAGATATAATATTATTTTTCGACACAGTACTAATCGTCGCTGTATTTGTCTCGCTATTTCTGACGCCAAGATTTAGATTTTTTACCCCCTCGCTGAAAGCAGCCATTGATGATGATTTTAATACCGTCCCTGTAAAATTAGAATTACCACTATTTTCCACATACATAGATATTGGCAATGTTGGATTAAACACTGACGGGATAGTATTTTGATTGGCATATTTAATATCATGAACCGTCCTTAACCTTCCGTCATTAGGGTCTTCAACATAAAAAGAAACCCTCCCAAAACCCAACCATTGATATTTTATTTGATAAACATTACCTTTTGTATGGTCTAAATTTACTTCTGATTCTCCAGTTCCTAAAAACGTGTCACCGTTCCAATTACTTTGATATGTCCAATTTTCTTGCCCCCCTCTTAACCGCATTATTCCAAAGTTTTGCCCACTATATCCAAAGAAAAACCCATCTTGTCTATCACCGATTCCCATTAGCTGCTTTGTGCCAGTTTGCCCACTGGTATAAATTGTAGTAAATCTAGTCAGCCCACCCATTCCGGGGTCATATTTAAGAAGGTCTTTTGACGCTAAATACGCATAGCTTCCAGTTGAGGGCGCATTTAAATGGACCATTCCATCTTGACCCCACCATCTTCCACTTATTGAACCCGTTATATTTACCTGTCCCGAATTTATTCCATATGGAAACATGACTTGAGCTTCTGCATATAATTGTCCTACCAATAATTCATTAAATGCTGTTTTTTGGAAGTCTTTTAAATAATGCCCGCCAAAATGGTCTTTTGAAGCAACTACATAATTATTATTATCCTCGTCATATAAAAAAGAAACCTCTTTAATTGGTAGTCGTGGCGATGTAATTTTAGGCATAAAAGTTTATTATATTTAATAAGAATATTTATAGACAATTTTCATTTTGCATTAAGTTACACTAAACAAGCGATTCAATACACGCTATATCGTATAAAACCGCTTTATACGCTACAACGTATAAACTTTTTAATTGAATTAATAATACTTATCTGATTTTCAAAAACAATATATTTTAATTTAATGGTTGGGGGATTTTCACTTTTATTATCTAATCTTAATCCTTTTTCCTTTTCTTCTGGAATTACTATATCGTCAATATAATCAAATAATCCCCTTAATTTTAGATATTTATAGTAGGAATCTTTCATTTCTTGTTCGGTTAATAATAAAATATCCATATTAAAATTCTGCTTAGAAACGAGGGTGATATAGCGAAAAGCGAGGCTGTCACTTGGCGGCTCCGATAGAAACGCTTGTATCAAAAGCTTCATAATGTTAATTACACGGAATAATTAAGGATATTTTTATTCCCTTTTATCTATTTTTGGTGTATAATAATGTAACAATACGATTTTAACATATGCAAGAAAAAATCAAACTTTCAGCGTGGGCTAAAGAAAATAACATGGAATATAAAACGGCATGGAAATTAGCTGATTCCGGCGAATTGCCCGCAAAGATAGAAAGAAATAAAAAAGGCTCTATTTTTGTGATGAAAGAGTCAAGAGCATCTAAATTTGAGGCGGCGGTCCCATTATTCGCTGATTTTGGCGAAAAAAAAGAGGCTAAGGCTTCCAGACGCAACCGAAGCTCAACAATTACTCCTACTGACCAATACAAGCATATTGAAGAAGGATTGGACGTGTTTAACACAAGCAATAGGTCCGGTAATGGTAACGATTGCGTAAATGTCTCTGAAGCTATCCGATTAACCCGAAAATGTTATTACAATTTTAGTGATTTAATGAATATTATCAATACTTTGGTAGAATTTTCAACGGCGCCGATTTATTATCGTGGCGGAAATGCAAAAACACGTAAATTTTTTACTGCCCTGTTTAATAAGGTTGGAATAATGAATCTTCAACCTAAATTTTATATGGAATATTATAGAAGTTGTAATGTATTTCCGGTTAGATTCGAGACGGTCATCAAAGACGACGATTTAGCTAATTTGAATCGGGTATATGGCGCCAATGCCGGTAAAAAGATTAAATTGCCAACCAAATACGTTATTATTGATCCCTCAAGCGTGATTGTGGGCGGTAATATAAGTTTTAGTAATCCATTATTTTATCAAAGGTTAAATGCCTATGAAGTCCAGCGTTTGCTCAAACCCGTTACTGACGAAGACAGAGATTTTCTTGCGTCTTTGCCCCCAGACACAAGGCAAAAATTGAAGTCTGGAAATCAATCAATAGATATTCCATTAAACCCTGACAATGCTTATTTTATTTTTTACAAAAAACAGGATTATGAACCTATGGCGGTGCCTATGGCGTGGCCCGTTTTAAGAGATATCAATGCCAAACAAGAATTGAAAAACATGGACATGGCAACGGCTCGTACTACTATGCGGGCGGTTTTACATGTTGCAATGGGTTTTGAAAACAAAACTGGAGAAATTTTTATTGATGCAAAAGCTATGGACGCTACCCGAGCCTTATTTGAATCCGAATCTATTGGAAAAGTATTAGTAACAGACTTTACCACCAAAGTTTCATGGGTTATTCCAGACATTTCAAAATTATTAAGTCCTGAAAAATACAAACAATTAAATGATGATATTAGAGCGGGGCTCAATAATATTTTAGTTGGCACCGATGAAAAATTTGCCAATCAAAGCATTAAAGTTAAATTATTTATTCAAAGATTAGTCCAGTCCAGAGAAGTATTTTTGAATGAATTTTTAATCCCAGAGATAAAGAGAATCAGCAAAGAAATGGGTTTTCGCAGTTCTCCTACCCCATATTTTCAAGACTTAGATTTTAAAGACGGGGATTTGTGGAATAGAGTTGTCACCCAACTGGTTCAGATGGGAGTGTTGACATCATGGGAAGCTACCGAAGCTATTGAAACCGGAATATTGCCCGACAAAGAACAATCCATTGAAAACCAACGGGAGTTTAAAGAACTCAAGGACGAAGGTTTATATCAAACACCACAAGGAAACGTTTCGGGACAATTGGAATTATTAGGCGAGCAAGGTAAACAGGCTATCAAGACACAAGAGAAACAATTAGAACACGACGACAAACAAAAAAGTAAAGACCGTAAATTTAATGCGGAAAATCCTGCGCCCGCCCCAGTTCAAATGGTTGCGCCTAAAGCCTTGAAACAGCAACCGGGGAAACCCAAGGGGGCAAAGAGCGATGGTCCAATAAAAAAGAAGGTTAAGC